TGCCACTCTTTATCCTTGCCAAGAAACTTCACACCTAGATTACGCAACCCAATCTTCTCAATGATCGTGAACTTGTAGCCCATGCAGTCCCACAATTGCAAAGTGTCTATCGGCAGATCACTGTGGCCTTCCTTCCATACATAAGCATGGATCGGAAGTTTGTCGTATAGGGCACCATACGCAGGCAGTAAGGACTCAATGCGGAACACCTGACCACGCAGGGCTTTAAGGCTTACCCAAACGGCTGGCTCCAACTCTCCGTGCCCCTTGTGGAAATTGTAAAGAAACTCTTTGCGAACAAAGCATTTTATGGGGGGCAAGGAGGAAACAATGTAACTCATGTGTTCTTCTCCTTTAGTTTGGCTTCGATTGCACGGGCAAAGTCTGTCTCCGGCCCCCAGCAACTGTTAAAGCCAATTACGTCATCAATAATATTGCTGACCTCGTCGTCTGTCAGCCCAACCCATTCGGGCTGCGCTAGTCGGTTACGCAGGGCTTTTGGCTCTTTGTTAATACCAAGCATTTCCTCTACTTTTTTAACTTGGTCTGCTTCGCAATAAATATCTACAGTATGGTTATCGCTAATCGCCAACTCTGTCATTACCATGTTTTCACCCCACTCGGTTTTAAGCGGAGCAGGAAACCACGCCACAGGCTCCGGTTCAGGCTGCGCTAGTGCTTTGCGTAGATTTTCTTTTACTGATGTCCAATTGTTGGGGCAAGTGTTTTCTAAAGCCGTCAACGCCAACTCTGCTGCATCGCGTAAGTCGCTCATAGTCGAGTACCGTTACCTTTGTTCCGATTCGCACAAGGCCACACTTGTTTCAGCGCATCGGTAACTAACATATCTGCAGTCTTGTGGCGTATGCCGGGGTTGGCTTCAAGATAACTCTTAACCACATCCCTGACCTGACCATTCGTTACACCCGCCGACGGGCAACTAAAAACATGTTGCTGTGCATCGCTTACTCCGGCTACATACCCAAGGGCAAACATTCTCCAAACAGTTTCTTCGCTATTGATGTGACGTAGCAAATCGTTGCCCGTAAGAAACTCAGCGTGCGCCATGCATGGGACAAACAATAAACTTGCAATTAGTTTTCTCATTTTCTTGTCCTTTTCTTAATTGCGGGAAGTCCCAAAGTCATAGGGTCTCTAGCCTCCATCATTTCGTCAGCAAAACGGTAAGCCTCTTTGGCTATGTCTTCCTCATCCCTGATGATCAAAGCGCACATGGCAAGACCAGCAAAGATATCCCTCAAGGTATCCTTATCATGATCCGTCATTAGGATTCTCCAAGGCCAAGATCTGATCCGATAGAACGGCTCCAATATCCCGACCATTAACGGCTACCATCTGCGCCTCTTTACAGTCGAACACAACCTTGGCCGCATCCCTGATGCCCTTGTTGTATCCCCCCTTGAAAGAGTCATTGCCATTGATCATCACAGTAATAGCATCCCGAATCATCGTGGACGCCTTTCGCTCCTTGGCAAGGGCCTTGATCTTTACAAACATTTCCTCAGGCAAATAGACTGAGTAAGGTACTAATTTCTTTTCCATGTGTCATATTCCTTTTGTATTTTTTCTAGCCTCTTTCGTGCTTGCTCATCGGTCTTTAGTTCTGATCTAGACTGAACCCCAAGGGCATCCCGCATCCAGTCGGTCGCTTCCTTCTCGTTCTTGGTGATGATCTGAGTGTCATCAAACAAGTAGTCCCAAAAGGTAGGGTCGCGGCACAGCAGGCCAGCAATACGAACATACTTATTGCCGTCAAATTCCTGCGGATCCATCGGGGTTTCGTCTACACCTATACGAACCATGACCACCTGATACCTAGCCCCCACAAAGTGGCGCAGCAGGTCTTCAGGTATATCGTCAGGGTGCAAAGACAGGGTAAGAACATAGCCAGTCTTATCCTGTTTCAGCGCAACCTTGACGGCCTCAAAGTTCATGGTCTTCATCTAGCCCCCTTAGAAAGGAACGTCTTCGTCAGGAACGGTGGGCGCTTGGGGTTTGACATACGGCTCAGATGCCTTCATCGATATGCACTCCTTGCCATTGATCTCTTTCTTCCAACCCGCGATCGATATCTTTACTGGGTCTTCGCCCTTGCTGATCAGCGCCTGAAGCAGGCTCTTCTCAATCAGGATATCGCCCTTGAGATCCGGGTAGGTATCTGACTTCTTGTATTCGTTAGGCCAAAGGGTTCCGGTATTTGGTTTGGGTATGTAAGCCATTATTCTTCCTTAAATTTGTTTTTAACTTTGGTGAACTCTTCCATCAACTTCTTGAACCACTCAGGATCCCGTGACTTGGCCTCGTCATACAGAGACTTGTTAGCCTTGAACACAGCCATGACATCTTGATCTTTCTCAGCAAAACGCAGTAGCGTCGTGGTCGATGCCCATACAGCATCAAACCAGTCAGCCTCATTGGCGTCGGGCTTCATTGTTATTTTGATACCCCAATCCTTTGGCCCCTCTTCCTTTACTACTGGCTTTGGCTGAGGCTTAGGCTCTGGCTTTGGTTCTACCTTGGGTTCTGGCTTGACGCTCCCTGTTGTGGCATCGAGAGCATCGTGCTCAACGATCTCAAAGGCAGCCGTCCATAGGTAGCGACGCAGATAGGTCTGCACAGCACCAAGGTTCTGAACATCATGGCAACCCTTGAGTTCAGCCTTAGACATGGGGGAGGTGAATACTATGCAGTCATTGGTCTCAACGTCATAGATATTCAGGTAGGCCAAATCATTGGTGTAAGACACCACGCCACACAGCCCAGCCTCATGGCAGATATTCTGGATCGCCGGGAGGAAATCCCCCAGTTCAAAGTATTCGTACCCCGCAAACTTATTCTTGCCGGACTTGGTTAACTTCGTGTTCTGAAGTTTGATCCTAGCGGCCTGCAACTTTTTATAAACGCTCACTTTCTACCTCCATTAATTTTTGTAAGTAATGGGCGGCCTTTTGTAAATCCTGTATCCCGCCCTTCTCCTTGTACCTAGACACATACTTGATAACGCAACCCTCCAAGTACCCCAAGTTATTTGAAGCAATGTAATCCCAAGGCTGGATTGCCTTGTTCTTGTAGTGGTCTCCACCCACCTGATTGGCATTGGCTAGTCTTGGAATATCAATATTCCTAAGTTGCTCTAGCGTCATACGTTCTCCAAGTATGTATCGACCAAACGAGCCGCTATACCCAAAACCCCTTGATATATATCTTCGCTTTCCTCTGGAGAGCACTGATATTCCAATGGGTCAGGCATCATGTTGGGGTTGGCGGAAAGAGCCAACATAAAGTCATAGATCATTTCGGTTCTTGTTTTCATTTGCTCTCCTGATATTCGCGCCATTGCTGGCAACGATGGTTGACTGGGCAGAAACTTTCACACCGAGTGCGACTGCCCGGACGCACCTCGATCTCGTAACCCTTACCGGCCTTTTCCAAGGCGGCATTGGCATCTTCTTCAGACTCATGGACAGACTTAGCCCGGACACCGCCGGTCTTCTTGACCGCCCACATGGTTGGCTTTTCCCACATCTCATCAGGAGTACAGGGAGGCAGGTCGCCTTCGGTCTCCATTGCAAACTCACAGGCCGAGTGCTCATTGATCCGGCTACGGATGAAGCAAAGCCGCTCTTCCATCGGCCATAGTTTTATGGGGATCTCCTTAATCGGTGCCTCCGGGTATCCTTCACGATTAGCGGCATCCCTGCGGCTCCAGTCCCGGATGATGGCTACGATACCCACCGAAGTCACGGGCGTCTTCTTGACCGTCTCAACAAGCCACGCATAGATGTTTAACTGGTACTCCCACTCGATCTTCTCGTTCATGACCACCCATACGGAGGTGGTCTTGTAGTCACGGATATCAATCCCGGCCTCATTGATGATCTGTAGATCGATCGCCCCGGAGATATTCCATCCATCGACTTCGGCATGGAGGCGCTCCTCGACCCTATGGTTGTCATCCTTGCCATGCTCTAGGACGCCGTGGACAGCCGTGCCAAAGATAGACCAGACCATTTCCGAAACGTCCTGCTCGATCTCGTCATCGAACTTCTTAGTTAGGGCTACAATCTTGGGGCTGTTGATTAACTGTGTTACTGAGAGGTGCGCCTTGCCCTTGGAATAGGTAGGCCGGTGCAAAATGTTGACAAAGGTCTGCGGTATGTTGAACCGATTGGTAAGTTTCAAGTTTTTCTCCTAGCAATAGACAACTGAATTATGATGTAAAATAAATACCATGTCAACAGGTTGTACCCATTGATTGTCATCTGCTATAAAATGTCACTATAACAGGTGTTATAGTTAGAATCTTTAATGAAATCAATAACTTAGGAGAAAATTTCTTGCACATTCAACTGTTACTACCTTGGATACCTAGTGTTAACCACTACTGGGGGCAGTCAGGAAAGCACAGATTTATTGGAAAGAAGGGCAAGGAATTTCGGATTGCTGTAGCGGAGGCAGCAGCCGATGCAAAGGTTGAACCACTGGAGGGTAGGCTGGCTATCCATGTGGCACTCTTCCCCCCAGACAAGAGAAAGAGGGATATTGATAACGTCTTAAAGGCTTTGCTAGACGCCTTAGAGCACGCAGGCTGTTATGAAAACGATAGCCAGATTGATGAGTTACACGTAATCCGCCAAGAGGTAAAGAAGGGCGGCGGCTGTACAGTCATCATCCTACCTATAGATTAGCCATCTCCCTCAAGAACTTCAGGTCTACGTTCTGTAGGATCTCCCGCTCGATCGCCTTGAGTTCACGGATCTGCTCGGCCTTCTCGGAGGCAGACATTTGGTCAGAGGCTGTGATCTGAGAGATTGACCGACGTATATCGGTCAGGTTTTTGGTAATCCTGTTGACGGCCTTAGCCATGCCAACACGAGTGAGGTTGGTCTCGTCTGCCAAGAACTCCTCGATCTCATGGGGGC